CTTCGATCGGGAAGGTTAGCGCTGAACCCATAGACGCGAACTTGTTGAGATTATATATCTCCCCAAGCACGTCAGCCTTAAAGGACCGTGATGCTTGAACCGCCTCGTCTGTTAGAGGATGGTTTCGCATCATAGCTCTTACCAGCTGATTCGAAACGCGATCGGATGCTTCGCTCAGGTCGAGCGTAGCAAAGGACCCCGTGAGGGATCCAATTCGAGCCATTTCCTGGTTAGGAACTTGGTCATCGAATCCGAGCATACGATCTAGCGTGTCATAGCTAGAGAGCGCATCTAGAAGAACGGGTAGAAGAGCTTGCTGGCTATACTGATGCCAGCTAGGCTCAATCCCAATAATCCTAGGCGTTTTGAGCGTTTTAGGGACCGAAATAACCCTAACGGGAATCTCGGCCTCGGGTTCGAGAATGTCCACGGCCCCAAATCGGTCCGTATAGGACCAATTCGGGAGGAGAAACTCACCAGATGGTAAGATTCTCTCAAGCCGAGAGGTCCAAGTGCTGAGCGTAAACTTCCTGTTTCCAGAAAGTTTATCCGCAGTCGCACCTGGACCATGCCTCGCAACGAGCTCCAGCTTATGGATTGAATTCTCCATTCGACTGAAGACACCCGCGAAAAGCATATCCGAAATCCGCAGAAACTCAGAAAGAACTTCTGGTGTCCTGCGGACGTTGGATTCATGGACATCCTTCTCACAATCGATGTATCCCTGAAAGGCGGATTTCGTCCGCTCTTTCGAGCATTCGATTTCCAATTTGCCAAAGATCAAAGTCAATTGTCTTATGGCAAATACAGAATCCTTGCAAGGATCCTCGACCAACACGCCATTATCAGGATCGAACACACGCTGAAGGAAACCTCCGAGAAAACGGGGGAGCCCGCCAGAACCAGCTCGAAAGCCGGTAAACTGGTCGTCAGCAATGTAACCTTGGTCTAGAGCTCTTTCGAACTCTTTACCAAAGGCCGGGAGCGTAATCGTCAAGAACGACACGCCCTCGTGTTCGGTCCGAACCGAGACGGTATTAATGTCTCGGTCGGCGCTTGTGCTACACCACATGGCCAATTCTTTGGCCAATTCCTGCCAGAGCAACATTAGGCTTTTCACACCACCTCCTTAATCAGGGGGAAAGTGATCCCTAGCCTTATGTTAGCTATCTCGGAGGGTCTCAAGGTGGTCCTCACGGATCTCCTTGAGCGCCTGCTCGACCCCCGCCTTGAAGTTCTCAAAGCGGAGGTCGTAGTAGAACGAAATCCCTCCGTTCCCGTAGTGCGCAACGATAGACATGAAGTCCTCGTTCCACACCGCGGCAGAGTGGGGTGCGGTGATCTCCTCACGGAGATCGAAGCATTCCCACGCTGTCAGGTCCGGGAGGGCCTTGAACAACCAGTTGTTGAGGTTGGTCTTGAACTTCTCCTGGAAGTGGTCAGGGACGGGCATCATCTGCCCGTTTCTGTACTCGTAGAACATAGGACTCCTATCGTTGCGTGCGGATATATTGCATTTACACTACGGGGTTCGCGAGGAGCTAGGAAATCCTAGCTCTCACCGCCAAGAAGCTTGGCAATGATCGCGTCCGAAGAGGCGATGTACAAGGCCTTGAAGCCATCGTACACCTCCTTAACCTGCGCATTCGTGTAGCCGACGCGAGGCACGTCAAAGACGATGTAATTGCTCATCGACACTGACGTGTTCTCGGCCGGCTTGAACGGATCGCTGGTGATCTTCGAA